TTCCATTTAATTTTTCCTTATGTTCCTGAAGTTCCTAGGGCGTTACTGCCCATGTGCTGGGCAAAACTGCGTTCCGAATCTTGTTGGACTCCACCTGGGATTTGGCCTTCAAACTGGCCCTTGGCCTTTCGACCAACGGGGTGAATTGCCTCAGCCCCTGGCTGAGTGCCAAACATCTGGTCCGACTGTTCCGCGAGGAAGCGTTCAACTTCCTCTTGGATAGCAGCACCATGTTTGACCTGTTCAGTTGGGGCAGGCACCGAACCCGCTGGCATGAATTCAGGCTTCTTGATTTGTTCAATCGCAGCCTTGGATTCAAACTTGAGCAAGTGGTCAGCAATCTGAGCCATTGTTTGAGCCTGTTGAGTCTGTGCAGCGTCTTGCTGAACTTCTTGGTCAGATTTGAGCAAACGAGAAGCAAAGGGGATTTCCAAAGAGCGGAAGATTTCCCGTAGGAATTCGCCTTGGCGACAGTACGGAGACTGCATCGCAAGATTGTAAGCGGCCATTAAGTTGCGCTGTTTGACCACTTTTCCGGTGGCGTAGTTTGCAGCTACGAAGTCAAACTCATAATTGCCCAAAAGATTCTCAAGCTTGACATAGCCAAACTTAGCAATCTCCGGTGGCGCATTCGTGATAGAGTATTCGAGTTCATCGGTGGCGAACTGTTGAATCATGCTAGCAGTCATCTCGCAGATGGGTTGCATGATTTCCAGTTCAAAGCGACGGATGAACAACTTGAAGATGTAACCAGATTCGTTAATTACTTGAGAGATGCCGCTGGATGTGCGGTTTCCGCCTGAGGAACCGACGCCCCGCGAATAGAAGTCAGAGATACCCGACCCCTGTTCTACCATCTTTTGATAGAGGTCGAGAATCTGATAGTCTTCGGCGCTGGGAACAAAGTTTGGCAGCGGGAAGATAGCTTTTGATGGGTCTCCCACAACTCCAACTTTTCCACCAGGAACGTTCCCCATATCCAACTGGTCATGGTCAATATCAACCTGCACGTCATAGGCATACCGACGATTGATGCCCAAGTTCCAATTGTCCGTAATCATGTTGGTGAAGACATTGATGCCTTCACACAGGTCTGAGGTGGTTTCAATTACACCGATGCCATAAAGGTCGCCCTTAACTGCAATATAAGGCAAATGAAGAATCGGTATCCGTTGATGAGCGAATGGATTAGGTCCGGTGTATAAAAGGACAGGAGGGCCGTTATAGATTCGGCGTTTATAGGCGCTATAGCTTGCATTGCGGTATTGATAACGACGGTCTTTCCAACCTATCGCGTCTGCATCTTCTCCAAAGGTGATTAGGGTGACAGTCTTGCTGTTGTTGTCCCAAAGTTCGCACATTCTAATGATAATACCATCGCGGTCAAGTTCTTGATAGCCGGACATGCGCTGGTCAAGTTCAGCGATTGCTTCAGGGAAATAAAGCTTCTTATTGCCTTCCCATTGCCGCTTCATCTCTCCCCAAGACATCTCCATTACATGAGCCACTTGCTGACCATCGGGGTCAATTAGAAGGTCATAGATGTCAATTGGGATAAGCTTGGGGCAGTTGCGCGGAATCTTTTTTGAAACAAGTTGAGTGCCAATTTGAATTGGCTTGCCAGTTTGAGGATTGAGAACTGGAAGTTGGTCTGGAGTGCCATCTGGATTCATTTTTGGCTTGCCAGAGTCATCCAGAACGGGTTGCATCTGGTAGATTGGCTCAGGGCCAGTAACAGTATCCGCACTCCAATCCCAGTCAACTTTAATGCCCATGTGCCCATAAATGGCACAGTCACGCGAAGCGAGTTCGACGCACTTAATCCATTCAGCCTTCTTCAAACAGGTAAGTAAAACAGCCTGCATTTGCCAAGCAGCTTCAGGCGTCCCGCCCTTTGGACGGACCTCAATGGGAGGGTCAATCCCAAAGAAAGCGTCATGTACACGGGCCACAACCGCATTCACGTTCGACCAAGGAAGAGGAACGAAAGTGTTCGACCTTGGAGTGATGTTGTCTGGATACATCCGCCTATCGCGCTGCCCAATGAATTGACGATAGAAATAGGAGCGGCGCTGGTCATAAGGACGGCGGAAGTTGCGGAGGCGCTGGGCTGTATCAAGCGTCCAGGTGATTAGACGATTTCTATCTGTAACAAGGCCAATACCACTTTGATTCATTGAAGTGGTAGCGTTAGGGTCGCCCGTTGGCTGGATTGCTCCACCCTGCGGAAATGCTCCGGCCTCACCAGAAATTGTGTTCGGCATTTAAAGAACCTTATTCAACAGCGAGTCTCATTATTGTTACGTGTGCAGTAGCGGAAGCAGATAAATTGAAAACCTGAAGCGAATCAGACGCTTGACCCAAATCCATTGTAACCAATTGCTTTGCAGGAATATAAAGACCGTTGGTTGCACTTGCAGGAGCCGCTGTGACGGCAGCTGCCATACCGACCACTACCATTAGGTCTTGGTCGGAACTTAAAGCGAAGATTGCATTCTTACCGAGAGTACGAACACTATCGGCTGTAGACGTTCCCAATGCGGCAACGTTAATTAGGTTCCCAGTACCACTCGTTGGAATTAGAACACTTGCTTGTCGAGACATTTTGTTTTCCTTAAATTTGTCGTAACCAATTTAACATATCAATCCAATTAAGTTCACCGGGGGAATTTGACGACCCACCAGAAGGCGAAGGTGTATTAATAACATAAGCTGCCGACCCAACAGCACTATTTGAGAAGTTCGTTTTCTCCGCAATAGCATAAACGGTCTCGGATGTAGAGACCGTGATAGGTCCAGCATAGAGAGTGTCGCTAGACGTTGGTGAACCCGTGGTATTCCAATAAATACTCGCACTAGCAGTTGTTGAACTGATAGTAACTGTCTGCGCTGAAGTATATGTTCCAGCAGCGGGGCTAAATGTTGGCGTCCCACACGCACCGTTGATTGTGTATGCTGCCGAACCCACCGCACTGTTGGCGTAGCCCGTTGCATACGCGATAGCCTTGAGTGTACAAGACGAAGCTATCGCAACCGTAGTTCCATACGTGTATGCGGTCTTTGTGTTGTCAGGCGTGTCCCCGTTTGTGGTGTAGTAAATCTGAAAGCCTGTTAGAGCATTGTCAGTGTCGCTGATGGTGACATTCTGTGTTGGACCGTAAGAACCCGCGACTGGCGAGAACGTTGGTGTGGCAACTAGAGTCTGGGTTGCCGTGAAATCCACGCCCGTGATATCCGCGCCGCTGACCGTTTCGCTTGCGCTGGCTGGAGAGAAGGAGTAGCCGGTAAAAGACGGAGTAATAGTATAAGCACCAGCAATTAAGGATGGGATTACATAAGTTCCATAGGCATCCGCTGTGACCGAACCCGATGCCGCCCCAGAATAAGAAACGGTTGCACCCGCAATACCAGCGTTCCCACCGATAGATTGAGCGATACTCCCACCAGACCACGCACTCACAGCTGCATTTGCAACTGAGGTAATCGGCTGGACATAAATTCCCGCCGCGCCCGTGGCGATTGCGCTGTCTACTGTCGTAGCTACCAAATTTCCGTTTTGATAAAACGAGATGGTAGTCCCGATGATGCTGGCGGTCAAAACATCGTTGGCATTCAGAAGTAGCGTGCTGCCAGAAGCCAATTCCGTAAAAGCGTTATTCACAGCCTTGTAGATATGGAACTCACCCAACGTCCCGAGAGTGCCTTTAAATAGGCAAAAGTAGCCCGTTCCCACTCCTGCGGTGTTTTGACGAAGCGCAAGGCCGACGAAAGAATTTGCCGCACAAGTATTGACTGTAACTTGCGACCACTGATCGGCAGGCCACGTCAGCGCGTTCCAATAAGAGGCCGCGCCTTTAGCGGTGGCAGTTCCTGTATATTGATGTCCAACTAACTGTGCTGCTTCAAAATTACTTTGTGTAGAAAGCTGCGACCAGTTACCACCAATAGGATTAGCGTCCACACCGGAAAATGGGTCTGATGCCAACTGGTGCAAATCAAGGCTTAGATTTTGTGGAGTAGGAACATCAACCACACCTTCGTTGGTTTGAATCAACTGTGCGAACGTTGTACTAGAAGCTATCGCACAACTTATTCCTGCGGGAGAAGGCCCAGAGTTTACCGTATAATATAAGTAAAGATTTCCTAAAGCAGAAACAATGGACGGGTCAGCGACTTGTCCGAACGATGTATCTCCCACACCATAAGGACGATTTACGCCGTCTGGAGCCGTAACACCAATTTTGCTTCGATAGAAAGTAAGAACTTCATGCAATGCCCAAGGACCTGCGGGATTCGACGCGCTGTAGCGCATGAAATCACAGGGAAGTTGCTTGTTGCCGCCCGGAACTAAAGTGGCAATTTGAGTCCAGCCGTAATAGATTCCATTGATTTGGGCAAACTCGAAGCTAGGAGCAGGCAGGATGCCATCAATCGCGCCGATAATTGGATTGCTAAGGCTCTTTGTCCAATGGATGCCGTCTGAGGATGTGGCGAGTCCGGCAGACCAACCTGTTGCATTTTCATTAATCGCGCCCGCGTAGTACGCATACCAAGTACCAGAAACAACCGCTGCAACTTTGAGAAGGCAAAGTCGCACAGAATCCCATGCACCTGTTGTGCCAACAGAGAGAGCCGTGGCATTTTGCTGTGCCCAGGTTATTCCGTCCGAAGATGTCCAGACTTGGACTGGACCACCAAGAGGCCCTACGTTGTAATAGTAGGTGCTCCCTACCTTAGTCATCTTTGAAAAAGTGTCGCCATCAGGACTGGTGATGATACCTAACATTGGGCTGAACACAGGATTGCTGGCATAAGCAGTGTAGGTTTTGCCGTCATTTGATTCGGCGTAGCCTATACCATTTGCAGCATTGTTGGTCCCTGTGGTTAGGTCGTACCACATCCTGAAAATCTTACCGTCGCCATTCGGGGTAAGAATGACCGCACCAGTCTCATAAAGCACATTCGGCTGTGCGGGTTTTGTGGTGGGAGCAGAAGGAGCTAACGCAAATCCGCTCTGCTTTTGCCAGATTCCTGTAGCCATCAAAACACCTTCCCGTATTTACGAACAGCTTTATGAATGAGATAGTCACTACCTGTTTGCGCATCCGCACAATGCTTCTGCCAGCGTCGTTTCAAAGTTTGTGTAGTTTGTCCGACGTAACCTTTTTGGGAAGCCGAACAATAAATGAGATATACGAGCATTTACACCTCAAGCGCAGCTAGAGATGTTTTATCGAGTTGGAACCAAAGATTCATTTATTCCTTTGAAATTGTTACTTCGGGTCGAGCAAAAAGTTTAATGCGGTCAATCTCACCCTTCTTATCCGCCTCAACAAGTTTA